GGTCTATTCGAGCAAAGGTTTCGCCTGCTAGATTTCAGCGTAAACTAATGGCGGATTCAAATGTCGTTCAAGTGAATGGCAAAGACCTCCATGCACAACATATGACAGCGCAAAATGTTTTGAAGCAACGGATGAAACTGACTGAATACTATTTCTCTCAGTTACACCAATCTGGTTTAGATATAAAAGTAAAGAGTGCAGGATTGGCACCGGTTGCCACACCATTGACGCCTGTAGGCGGAAACGCAAATGCTACGATTATGATGGATTATGAAGTGCGAATGAATCCCGAATTCAAAAAGGATTTCATTTCGTTTTTACAACGCTTGGAGAAAGATACAAATGGAAAAACTGAGAATCATCAGCAGGTCTATATTCAATGGGGTCCAACGGGCTTTTTTGACAACCGGGTATTCATTAATGCGTACAGCCCGGATTTTAGGATTATGATGGAAAGATACCTTGCTGCACCCATTTCAATTGGCATTAGAGAAGTCGGTGTATGTGAGAGATTTGAACCGCCAGGCGGTAATGTAATGACCGTTGATTGGTATGGTTTTAGAAAGACAAAATATATTTCCGTACCTGTAAACAAATTACAAAATGTAAAATCTTTAACTGTTTCAATAGGTTGCTAAAATGAAGTTAAGTTGTAAAATAAAATGGCTTGCAACGGCGGTCACTCTTGTTGGTGCCGTTGCTACAGCTTTAATGTATGATCCGCTCAACATTTATTTGTTAAATCTTGGTGCGTTTTTGTTTTTGATTTGGGGTTATATGATTAAAGACAAGGCGATGATTACAGTAAATGCTGGTCTTTTGTTTATTTACATTGTTGGAATTATGGTGAGATTATGAATAGCGTTTTTGCATTAATGATTATTACGGCTGCAGGTGTTGTTGAAGCACCAAATACTTTTGCCACAATGGCAGAGTGCCAAGCTGTTGTTAAACGGGTGCAGCGTGAAACATATTGTATCGAAAAGAAACCTGTCAATGTCGAAAGTGAACTAAGTAAATTTATAGCACTATTTAAAAATATGCAAAAGGAAATGGACAATGCAAATAGACAATAGTTTTAGAGGCACAGAAAGTTTTGAAACCTTTCTTGCTTGGTGGCAGGAAAGAATTGGTACAGCTAAAGAAAGAAATTTACCAGGAATGCCAGACTTTTTTGAAGTGTGGAATGCTCGGCAATCTACAATTGATGCATTGAAAAAAGAAAATGAACAACTTAAAAATAAAATTGCAGGTCTTGAAGCCAATAAATGAGGTTGCAAAAGATTTACGGTCACCTAAATATCGTATGCGTGTGGCTAAAACAGCCAAGCAGTATTCTCGCAAAGGTTTAAAAACCGTAATTGTAAAGGAACTCTCATATGGATAAGAAGTCTACGGAGTTTGACGGTATATACTTTCTGCCAGGCGAAGAAGAAGGCGAATTAGTTATTTCGTATTTTGATTTTAAGAGTGAAATGGCAGGCGCTAAATCAATTGAAGGAACGCCACTTGGTCCAAAATACCATATAGCTTTTTTCAAAAGAGGTGAAGATGGTTTACCTGCATTTGATGATTCATTTGAAGCTATCTTAACCTGCCCAAAAGTTTATATTGAAAGTCTTGCCGGTGCTGGTGTATATGGTTGTGCGGTAAAGAAAACAGAAAAATCTCAAAAATGGTTTGATGATTACCTCACAAGAACAGTTGGACATATTACAATAAAGAAGTTGGTCGGTTGTTTAAAATCGGTATTAGAAACTAAATGATGAAAGTGAGTATATTATGCCTAATTGGTGCAACAATACATTTGAGCTAGTAGCGCCCAAACAAAAAATCAAAGAGTTTGAAACATTCCTAGAAACCAGTAATGGTAAGGATTGGTTCAATTTCTTTGCTCCGTGTCCACAAGAATTGTTGGATGTTGGTAATGTAAGTTTCCATGAAGAACCAAAAGAAGGATTAGCAGAGAAGTATGGTTACTCTGATTGGTACTCGTTTGGTCTTGGCGAATGGGGTTGTAAATGGAACTGTGATGCACAAGATTGGAATGTGGAAGATTATGATGATGAGAGAGATGTAATTAAATTTTGGTTTGATTCACCATGGGGACCACCTGAAAACTTATATCAAAGCATTAGTGATGGTAAATTTGGCGAAGATTTAAATGTTTTTGCTGAGTGGCATGAAGAAGGTATGGCTTTCATTGGTCGCTTTGAGTATGGTTCTGGTGAAAGTTATGAGTATTCTGACCTCGATTCGCTTGATAATATCCCGGACGACCTATTAGAGAATTGGAATATCCGTGAAATGCTTGAAGAGCGTGCGGAATGGGAAGAAGAAGATGAGGAAATTGAAAATGACAAGTGAAATTAGCAAAATTGACACAAAAGAAGGTCGTGAATGGTTGAAAACTTTGCTGCATGAGCGTGAAGTGACAATTTTCTTCACAAAAAAAGACGGAACTGAGAGAAAAATGCGATGCACTCTCTCAGAAAATAAAATTCCAAGCGAAAAAATGCCAAAAAACAGCGGAAAAACAAAATCCGAAGATGCACTTGCTGTTTTTGATGTGAAAAAAAGCGATTGGCGTAGTTTTCGCTGGGATTCCGTGAAAAAAATTGAGTTTAAAATTGGAGAAAATAAAAATGAGTGAAAAAAAGCGTTTTGCCGTTGAAACAGTTTCAACTTTTGCTGAAGTTCATGTAGTTTTTGCTGAAGATGAAGAAGAAGCAAAGAAAATTGCTGCTAATTCTGATCCCAATACATCAAAATGGCTTGGCCAGCAAGTAATTCGTGTCCGTGATTGCGGAAAAAAACAAATTGTTCGTTACAAACAGGAAGACAAATATTTTTTTGAAGGCGCTGCGATGATTGATGATGAAAATTTTATCGTTTACACAGACCTTGAAGGAAAAGTTATAAACGAAGCTATGCCTAAAGAATTTTTAGGTAAATGATGATACCGAAAAAAGTTCACATTACTTGGAAAACAAAAGATATACTTGAAAGCGACCACCCTTTGGTTACTTGCGGTATTGGTCGCCTGTATCAGATGAATCCTGATTGGTCATTTGAAATAAGTGATGATGCTGACATTGATAATTATTTGAAAGCATTTTTACCTTCAGCAGATTTTGATTTGATCAAAAACAATAAAGTTCCACATAAAAGCGATTTGTGGCGCCTTTTAAAAATTTATAACGAAGGTGGTTTGTATATTGACATTGATAAATTGTGTAATGTCAGTTTAAATGACATTGTTGAAGATGGGCCAATGTGGGTTTTGCCGTTTTGTCGTGATTATGACTTTTCGCAAGACTTTATGATGAGTTCTCCAGAAAATCCAGTTATAGCTGGAACAATTAGATTATTTTTACAGAGAAAAAGAGAAGGAATCAATAATGATTATTTTCTCGGCGCACAAACCTACATGCATGCTATAACGATGGCTATTGTTGGTCGTATCGTAAATACAGATCCTGGTGTTGAGGTGATGGATGAAATAAGATCGAAATTAAAAACAATGCCTTTTGTAAAAATATACAGAGAAGATCCTCCTTATCATACAATCGTTTATAATGGTGATGATGTGAGGGATTTGGAAAGTTTAAAAAGAGATTTTTATGCCAAGGCCGGTGTTAAACATTGGACTGGTGAATGGTAATCAAAAGGAAAATAAATGTCTGGAAAAGGAAGCAAACCAAGGCCATTGAGTGTTGACCAAAAAACATTTGATGACAATTGGGATAAAATTTTTAACAAATCAAACAATTGGGATCATTATAGTGATTTACCAAGCCCAAATTCATACCAAGACATACTTTCAACGGAAGATTGTGTCTTAGACGCTTTGAATAAAATTGATTGATGCAAAAATATATCTATCTTTATCGCATTACGCTAATATTTAATAACCAAAATTTTTATTATTTTGGTATCAGAACTTGTTATTGTAATCCTAAAGATGATTTTCATTATCTTGGTTCTGCAAAAACACATTCCTCATTTTGGAAAAAAACGGATAAAATAAAGAAACATATTTTAATATCTAAATTATTCACGACTGAAAACTTTGAACAATTACGACAGAAAGAAGTTGAAATTATTAGAACGGCACAGAAAAAATATGGAATTTATGAAGAAGATGAAAATGGAAATGCAATGAATAATTTCAGATGTTTAAATGTTGGTATATTTCCAACATTAGCTATGACTTCAACTATTAAAAAGAAAATTGGAGAAAAAAATTCTGTTCACCAAAAAGGAACAAAAAATTCACAATATGGCACTTGTTGGATTAGGCATCCAGATTTTAGACCTAAAAGAATTGATAAAAAAATGCTTTCAGAATTTATTGAACAGGGGTGGTTCTTAGGAAGAGCTGATTGGAAACATAGAATCCCTCGCTTAACTTGTCATCCATCAAAATTTCCAGGTAATTTAGAAAAAACTAAAATATACGAACAAAAAGCAATAGAATTGTTTGAAAACCATGCTAATGGAAACTATAAAAGTATATCAGATTTTATTAAAAAAACAAATTACCAATTTTCTCAACAAAATTTGATTATGTTGTGGAAAAAATACATACCTGAATTCTCAAAGGTTCTTGTTTCTTATAGGTCTTTTTCTTCAAAAGAAGCTTTTTCCTTAAAAATGTATCATCTGACCGTAACTCAGTAGATAGAGTATCTGCCTTCTAAGCAGAAAGTCGCAAGTGCAAATCTTGCCGGTCAGGCCAAATTAGGGCCGGTAGCTTAAACAGTAAAGCAAGCGACTCATAATCGCTGGAGTGTAGGTGCAAGTCCTACCTGGCCTACCAACTTTACTAAATAGCAAGTTATTTGAATTTTGTCGGTCTTGTGGTTTATAGTATGCGAATCATAAGAAAGGCAAGTATGAAACGATTATTGGTCTCAATCATTATGATTGTGGCTGCACCGTCAGTTTACGCACAAACCGTAATTGACACCACTACAAGATCCACATCTGAAACAACCGTTAATAGTCCACCTCCAACGGCGGTGGCTCCATCTATTACAACCATCAATAATGATGTTTGCGCCGTAGCTGCATCTGGCGCTGTTCAAACACAAATTCTTGGTATCTCCATGGGCGGCACAATGCGAGATATGAATTGCGAAAGAATCAAACTAGCAAAAAATTTATACGATATGGGTATGAAAGTTGCCGCAGTAGCAACTCTATGCCAAGATGAACGCATTTTTACAGCTATGAATGCTGCTGGCACTCCTTGTCCAGTTGAAGGTAAAATTGGCACGGATGCTAAAGATGAATGGGAAAAAAGAGGAGTTACAACAAAAAGTTCAGACATTGGCTTTTATGGTGTTTCTGTGCCAAAGCAACCAAAGAAACCTGAAGAAAAGAAAGGTGAGTTTCTTTGCAAAGATTATGCAGGTGATGATCCAATGATTAAACAGAGATTAGGTTGCAAGTGAAAAAGTATTTACTGTTCCTAATATTTTTGTGTAATGTGTCTTATGCACAGGTGGTGGGCACACAACCATCACCTAATGCTACATATACACAATCACAAGAGTTATTAAATCCAACAGTAAATTCTTGGGTAGGAACTATTCAAGGTCAAAATGCGGGATTTGTTGGAGGAAATACTCCAGCATTTAATGCAACAACGAATACCATTATATTTGGATATACAACAGCATCAGCTACACAAACAATTGGCATCAATTCAGCTCTTGCAGCTGCCGGCACAGGATTAAAAATTGGTGGTTACACCTATTCTTGGAATATTAACAATGATATTTCAACTGGCCAATACGGAACATTATCAAGCACAATTACATTAAAAGATGCATCAGGATCAACTTTACAATCTTATGGTGCTAATTATCCTCAAATGCCTAACGCCGGGTTTATAACGTACTCTGGTACTCAATGGTTTCCTCAAGATTATTCTTTAGCAAGTGTATCGAATTTAGAAGTGAAGTTTACAGGAAAAGATGCTAAATTTTGGGCAGGATATTATGGCCCACAAGTTAGAAATCCATCTTTAAAATTAGAATATACAGTAGACCTTTGTGCTTCTAATCCATTATCAGATCCATCTTGTCCTGGTTATGCTGCAGCTTATCAAACGCAACAATGCACATTAAATCCACTTTTTGATCCATCATGCCCAAATTACACTACAGCACAATGCATCATCAATCCTTTATTTTCACAAGCTTGTTCAGGTTATCAGGCTGCATATCTATCACAACAATGTTCTTTAACCCCATTGTATGATAGTTCATGTCCAGGATATGCATCAGCTTTTGCCTCTACTCAATTAACACAACAATGTAACTCAGATCCTTTGTATAGCACTTCATGTCCAAATTATGTTGAAGAATATGCAAAGAAAAATATTTTAGGTATTTCTACAACAAGCACAACACAAACAACAAACGCACCATCAAAAACGGAACCAACTACAACAGTTTCCAATGAAGGTAAAGTAAAAACAGAAGTTTCAAAAACCGGTGATAGTAATGTTGATAGCGTAATTGAAACAAAAACCACATCTGTTTCTCCAAGTGATACAACTGCAAGTGTGAAATTAACTTCACCAACAACAGGAGGCCAAAATGTTGGTACTCAAACAGACACCAAAACGCAACAAACAAAAACCGAAACAAAGACCGCACCATCCACAAATCAACAACAAACAACAAGAACCGCAAGAACAGAGAGAAACGAACAAAGACTTGGATCTAATGAAGGTAAATCTAATAATGAAATGAAACAAGCATCGAATGAAAAAGCAAAAGAAGAAATGAAAAAGGCAGAAAATGCTAAAACATTTGAAAGCCAAATTGCAGTTCAACCTAATGTAATTAGTGCGATGAGTTTTGTTCCTGGGTTTTCTTCTTATGCACAAGCAAATGTTCCAGATGTTTTACAGAAACAATTACAAAAACAATATGGTAGAGATGTGATAGACAATCGTAATGTTGGCCGCCATTTGTTTGGCGGTTCTGATAGATTACACGAAGAAATGATTAATCAACAATACAAATGACAAGCACATTATTCGAATCGTTTATGATTTTTTATCTTCTGGAAGTTTTAATACTAAGCATAATAGCATTTCAAGTGTTTAGAGAAATGAAACAAGAAGAAACTGAAGAAAATATAAAAACTGATCAAGATAAAAAAGGCCCTTCTGCAGCTGAAATGATAAAAATGAGGGCTTTAGCTAAAGAAATGGAGAGGCAAAGTAAATGAGTGACCTCGATAATATTTCTAAAAATCTAAACACTCTCAAAGAAGCGCAAAAGATTGGAAAAGATACATCTAAGATTGTTACAGATATACAAAAAGACAACCACGATGCAGTACAACAGGCGCAGAAAAAGAGAGAGATAGAAAAAAAATCAAAAGAAAGAATGCTTTTAAATGCTGAGTTACAAGCTTTCGAAAAGTTTCAAGCAGAACAAGAACGAAAAGAAATGCTTCAAAAAATGGAGAAAGATGTAATCAACAAATATGGCAAAGAAGCATGGCAGAGAGTTCAACAATTAAAAGAAGAAATTAATAAATCAAACGAAGAAGAAATGAAACTCGTACAAAAAGATAAAGATAAGGTAAATGATCTTTTTTGGTGGATATTAGGAATTGTTAGCATTGTTGCTTATATGTTTAAGGTGTATAAGATATGAGGCCAGCACATTGGTTTGCAGCAATTTGCCTTATGGTTAGTTTTTTTGGACTTTGGTTGGAACATCAATTTGAACAAATAACCAAACACGAAATAAGGAAGTAATATGTCAGACAAAAACTTAGATAAAAAAGTAGAAGAATTAGAAGCTGGGGTAAAAAAGTATGCCAGCAAAGATACTGTCATTAGTATTGGTGGATATGAATTTACACCAGCAAAATTGATGATTGCTGGTACGATTGTATCTACTATTCTTGGTGGTTTATATGGAGCTTTTGAAGTTTATAAATCATACCAAGACATGCAGAAAAAAATACAGAATTATGTAACACCAGATTTGACAGAGATTGAAAAGAAGTTGGCTATTGTTGAAGAAAATTCAGCTAAGTCAACTGATTATACCCGTGATATTAAGAATGATATTAAAAACGACATTCGCCGCTTAGAGAAGGTCGTTGAGCAGGTTGAGCGTGACAGTAAGCAATTGGCTCGTGAAACGGACCAAGACATTCGTAATCTTCGTAAGGAAGTAGATAATAAGATCCAAAAAGCGATGGATAATCCATTAGCTAAATAATAAGGAACAATTATGAAGAAAACATGGTTTGTATGGTTGATGCCTTTGTTCGTTCTAACAGGTTGTAGTGAGAGATACCGTTATCCGTGCCAAGACCCTGAAAATTGGAATGAAAAATATTGTCAGAAGCCATTTTGTAGTGCCAACGGAACTTGTCCAGAGGATTTAAGACACTACGAAAAAGAAGGTTCAAAAACAAATTTTAATTCACCACAACCTATAATGAATAACAAAGGAGTATGTAAATGATAGATAGTCTTTTTAGAGGTGAAAAATATACAACAGAAGAATTGAATTCCCGTTTAAAATTCTTCATTGGTGTTATTTTGGGCTTAACATTATTTGGTATTGTATTTGTAGTTTTGTATTCATTAATTTTTGTTACACAACCAATGAATGGTATGAGTCCAGTTGATAATAAATTTTTTGAACTCATTATTCCAATTGCAACATTTTTGACTGGTACACTTTCTGGTATTATGTTGGCTGGTGACGATAAAGATTTAAGAGCAAAAGCAATTGATGCAGCTTCTAAATCTGCACCACCGCCATCATCAACACCACCGGCTCCAATGGCACCAAGACCATTTACGCCTTCTGCACCAACATTTTCTGCACCCGCTGCAAGTCCGTTTGCGGCCGCACCAGGTCCAGTCACAACAGGTTTTGGTGGAAAGTTAGCACCACCGCCTGCACATGAGCCAGAACTATGATGCCGTGGATGTTTGATATGTGGGTAATAATGTGTTTAGAGATGTGGTATATGCCGTATAAAATGATTACCCAAATGAAATAAAAGATTGCCTGCCTGTTGTTACGGTACAACAGGCAGGTTGACATAGATACTAGATTATGTTAGGATGTGGAATCTAGTGAAAAATGGAGTTTTATGATGGCAAGAATTACTGATGCGAATTTACTGTTTGTGGGCCAAGAACCTAAATTCTCGGTCGAATTGTCACAAATGGACATGATGAAAACTTTGTCGTGGTATTCTCAAAACAAAGATACTAAAGATGCCATTAAATGGGCAACTGAGTATTTCAAAAAGAAACAGAAGCTTGATGTTTCTTCCGTAATCAAAAATTATCCATCAACATTTGGTTTTATTTGTCGCATCATTTTGAATGGCGGCGAATTAGGCATAAAAGATCAAATTTGGTTTGATGATATAGTTAAAAAAATAAAAGATCATTTGAATAAGCCAGTTATTGTTGAAGATAAACCAAAAGCGGTTGTCATTAACATTCAGGAGCGTATTCGTGCTAAGGCAGATGATTGTATTGCTGAACTAGAAGGTCAAGTAGATGATTTAATTGCATCTGGTTTTTCTGCCAATTCACAACCATATGCTGTGTTTCACACTTTGAGTATTAAAGATGCTCAGACAAAGTTTATTGTTGAATGGGCTAAAGGTAAAAGAATTGAGTTTGATGAAATAATGAATACAGATGATAAAGAATTAAAAGAAGCTTATTCAAATTTCACCAAACCACAATTGAAGAAGATGATTGCGTATTTTGACCAAGTGATTCTGGATTGTCAAAAGGTTTCTGGTGAATCCACTAAATCACGCAAGCCACGCAAGCGCAAGGCTAAATCTCCTGAGCAATTGACAGCGAAAATAAATTTTATGCCTGAGTTTAAAGAGTTGAAGTTGACATCCGTAAAACCTATTGATATAATTGGTTGTATGGCATTATGGGTGTATAATACAAAGACCCGTAAACTTGGTGTGTATCATGCTGAAGATGCTGGAGGTTTGTCAGTCAAAGGTTCTTCAATTCTGAATTTTGTTGAAAGTAAATCAATTCAGAAAAAGTTGCGTAAGCCAGATGAGATGCTGCCTGAAGTGTTAAATGGTGGTAAAGTATTTCTTCGTAATGTGATGGAGAGTATTCGTGCTGTTGATAGTAAAATGACAGGTCGTATTAATGCAGATACTATTTTATTGAAAGTGATAAAATGAAAGTACATATGATTGACCCGCCAGGCGGATGGAAATATGGGTTTCCAAAAGTTGTGCCAAGTCCTGCACCAGAAGATATGCTGGCTTGGCTTGTAAGTGAAGGTTATCCACAGGAACAAATTGACAAGATGGGTGACCATTTCTATTGCAGACATTGGGAGGAAGAAGATGACAATACATCTGAATGATGACAGAGATTATACCGAAATCGTAGAAGGTTGGGTGCGTGAATTCATTTGCACTATGGATGACGGACATTTAGAACCCGGTGATGAATCAGGTGATGCTCCGTTCGGTGTTAAAATTATTTTTGATGGTTACGGTTACGATGAAGAAACCAATGAAGAAAATGCCAATGAAAATATGATAGGCCTTGCGGTGTTTATACATAAAGATTCGTTGACGGAGGAATTTCCTCCGCACGAATTAACACCTTGGGCTTTGATTCACCGACCAAAAGAAGAAGTTTGTATTTGGGCTTGGTATGATGTTGAGAATGATGAGGTCGATATTATTCCGTTTGAAGATAACAATTCAACGGAGTTAGATCACGACTTTGTTACTAATTTGATTTTTGAAATTGAAAAGCGTGATAATGAATAAGAAAGAAGAAGAAAGATTGTACCGGGTATTATTTGAAGATAGTGATGAAGAAGTCGGTAGTGAAGTTTATGAAATATACGACATTCTGGAAGAAGTGTTAGAAAATCGTTCACTATTGCCACAAACCATTCGTGTTTTGCACTAAAATAGTGGAACTATGATTATATTCGATTATCAACAGGTAGCAATCTCAAATCTGATGGAACAAATCGGCAGTTCTAAGACTGCCGTAGATGAAAATCTGGTCCGTCATATGATTTTGAATACCATTCGTACCTATGTGAAGAAGTTCAAAGAATCACATGGGCCTGAGGTCGTTATTGCTTGCGATAACAAAAACTATTGGCGCCGTGAGATTTATCCTCACTACAAAGCTGGTCGTAAGAAAGCTCGTGATGCTTCTGGTCACGACTGGAATACCATCTTTGAATGCCTCAATAAAATTCGTGATGAGTTGCGGGATCATTCGCCTTACAAAGTGATTTTGGTTGATACTTGTGAGGCAGATGACATTATTGCTACCTTAACGCAAAAATATTCAGCATCACAAAAGATTATGATTCTTTCAAGTGATAAAGATTTCGCTCAGTTACAAAAGTTTCCTAATGTGGAACAATTTTCACCAATTCTGAAAAAATACATTAAAGAACCTTTGCCTGCAGCACAACTGAAACAAATGATTATTCGAGGAGATAAGGGTGACGGCATTCCCAACATTCTTTCTTTGGATGATGTGTTTGTTACAGGTGGACGCCAGAAACCAATAACAGAGGCCAAGATTATCAATTGGATGAACCAAGAACCAAAAGAGTTTTGTAACGATGAGATGCTTCGTAATTATTCTCGTAATGAAACTTTAATTGACTTGACCAAAATACCAGAGCGCTTGACCACGGAGATACTACATACCTATGAGAGCGCAAAAGGTTCTTCGAAGCAAGAGTTTATGAATTACATGATTGCGAACCGACTCAAAAACCTGATTGAAGTATTGGATGATTTCTAATGAGTGCAGAAAAATTATATTCGGAAGTATTTGAAGATTTTGGTAATGCTAAAACAAAGGCAGAAAGAATAGCTGTTCTTCAGAAACATGATTCTAAGTCATTTAGAACATTTCTCGTATCAGCATTTAATCCTGCTGTTCAGTTTGATGCTCCTTTGCCGATGACTTATCGGCCAGCGGTTGAACCTGCTGGTTTAAACTTTACTTATTTGGATATGGAAATGTCCAAGTTGTATCGTTTCATTAAAGGTCATCCTCAACGTGATCCAAATTTAACTGATTCTAAAAAGACCGAGTTAGTTCGTGTCATACTAGAATCATTACATAAAGATGAAGCACGATTGATGGTTTCTTTACTGGAGAAAAAAGTAGAAGTAAGGTATCTTACCGTAAACTTAATAAAAGAAGCGTTCCCCGATATTTCTCTTTAATTATGAAAATCGTTATTTGTTCTGGTGGGTTTGATCCAATCCATTCTGGCCATATCGCTTATTTCCGTTCAGCTAAAAGACTTGGAGATACACTTGTTGTAGGTGTAAATTCTGATGCATGGTTAACTCGTAAAAAAGGCAAACCGTTTATGAATTTTAATGAGCGGTTTGAAATCGTTCAATCAATTAAATACGTTGATTATGTTATGTCATTTAATGATGATGACGATTCGGCTATCTTATTGATTGATAATGTAAAGAAAACCTGGCCACAAGACGAAATTATTTTTGCAAATGGTGGTGACCGTAATACATCAAACAATCGTGAAGCTGAGGTTAAAGATGTAACTTTTGTTTTTGGTGTTGGCGGTTCACATAAGATGAATTCTTCTTCTGAAATACTTAAATTATGGAACAATTAAAAGTAGCGGTGATAACACCAACAATTAATTCTGATACATTGGCTAAATGTTTAGTGAGTGTTCGGGATCAAACTTATCAAAATTTAACACATTACATATTCATCGATGGTGGCGGACATGAAGATATGGTACGAAAGCGATTGTTTAAAACTTCAGCAACACCTAAAACAAAAACCATCGTCTTGGAAGAAAACATTGGCAAGGGTTGGTATGGACATAGAGTTTATGCTGCATGTTCTTTTTTGGTTAACGCTGATATTATTTGTTATCTTGATGAGGACAATTGGTACGAGCCTTGTCATGTTCAAAAATTGGTGGATAAAATTCAATTTGGAAATGATTGGGCTTATTCTTTACGAAAAATATTTAATAAAGATGGAGAATATCTCTGTGACGACAACTGTGAATCGCTTGGTAAATGGCCTGTATATTTTAATAATCAGGTGTTCCATATTGACACCTCTTCTTTTGCCGTTAAGCGTGATGTTGCTGTCCGTATAGGACATGCATGGTACGGTCAATGGGGTGCTGATAGACAATTCTTTTCGAATCTATCAATGCACTTTCCAAAATTTGATTGCACTCATGCTCATACATTATGTTATAGATTGGATGGAAATCCAAACTCTGTAACAAAAGATTTCTTTGACCAAGGTAATGCAGTTATGGCCAAAAAGTATGGTGATAAATTTCCTTGGAAAAATGGTAATAACTTACATAACATTGAAATTGGACCAGGGATTGTATTGACAAAATGAAAGTAGAAAAAACAAAATTAAATGGTGTTCTATTAATTACACCGCCAGTTATGGCTGAAGATTTTCGTGGCACCAACACGGAAACATATCATTATGATGAATATCGTAAAGCGGGAATTAAAACGAATTTCATTTTAGATTCGATTAGCACTTCTCGCCATAAAGTATTGCGTGGTATTCATGGTGACAAAGTAACGACCAAACTAATTACTTGCTTGCGTGGCAGTATCTATTTTGTGGTTGTTAATCGTGATCCAAGTTCCACTCATTTCAATGAATGGCAATCATTTACACTATCAGACAAGAATCGTTTACAGGTTTTGGTGCCACCAAACTATGGTAATGCTCATTTGGTGATGAGCAAAGATTGCGTGTTTTCATACAAGTTAGATGTTTACTATAATCGTGAAAATCAATTTACAGTTTCTTGGAATGACCCTTCTATTGGTATTTGGTGGCCAATTAATGACCCAATTCTATCAGAGCGTGACGCACTATTATGAAAACTGCATTTGTAACCGGTAGTTCTGGTTATTTGGGTTCTCACGTTTGTAAAGAATTAAAAAAATCCGGATGGAAAGTTTTTGGTTATGATTATCAGCAACCAAAACATGAGTATTTGGATATGTGGGAAAATGCCGATATTCGTGATGAGTTATCTTTGTACGGAGCTTTGAAGCGAAGTAAACCAGATGTAGTTTTTCATTTTGCTGGTCGTATCGAAGTTGGTTTGTCAATGCAAGAACCAACTGAATTTTATGAAGTGAATTCTGGCGGCACCACGACACTTTTAAACCTGATGAGCCAGTTAGATTTAAACAATATAATCTATTCATCTACCGCAGGTATATACGAACCAAAGAATAAACCAATAAGAGAACCTGATGCCAAGAATTGGGACAATAATCCATATGCAGGTTCAAAAATATGTGCAGAAACAGCTATACGACACTCTGGTTTAAAACATATCATTTTTCGTTATTTCAATCTGGCAGGAGCTGATCCCGAAAATGACATTGGAGAGTGCCATGAGCCAGAAACTCATTTGATTCCGAAAACTTTTCAAAATCTAAATACTTTTGTTGAAATCTATGGAACAAACTACAATACAGAAGATGGCACCTGCGTCAGAGATTATGTTCATGTCAGCGATGTTGCCAATGCTCACCTTCTTGCCGCCAATCATCTTATGGCAGGCAAAGAATCGCATATACTTAACCTTGGCACCGGCAAAGGTGAATCGGTAGCTTCCATCATTAGTAAAATTATTCATCTTACAAATGCTCCTATGACAAATGTGGTAACCTTACCGAGGCGTGACGGCGATCCAGATGTTTTAGTTGCCGATATATCTCTTGCCGAAAAGATATTGAAATACCGACCAAAATATGATATAATGGACATTCTTCAAACGGCACACAATTGGCATTTAAAACAAAATGGTTAATAAAGATATTCAAAGACACGAAGGACTTGGTGCGGGCGATATTATTGGCCTTGGCTTACTTAAAAACCATACCTTCATTCTTAACGGTGAAATTACTGAAGAAAACATCAATGAAGCTATTCGTTGGTTGATTTATGAGAACACCAGCGATGAAGAAAAAGAATTGACACTCTATATCAATTCTAGTGGCGGGTCTTTAAATGATGCATTTGCTTTAATAGATTTAATGCGAAATTCTAAGCACACAATTAAAACAATTGGCCTTGGTAATGTAATGTCATCTGCATTTCTTATCTTTGCGGCAGGAACTAGAGATTATCGTTATATTGCTAAAAATGCTAGTATTCTTTCTCACCAATATAGTGATGAAATGGGTGAATCAAAACACCACGACATTAAATCATTCTCAAAAGAATGTGATAACACCAATGAGCGTATGATCGAGTTACTTAAAACTTGTACTGACCTCAATGGTTCTACAATTAAACGAAAACTTCTTCCTGCATCCGATGTTTGGTTAAAGGCTGAAGAACTCGTTGATCTTGGCATTGCAGATCATATTTTATAAGGAGGTTAAATTTTAGAAATGCTAACAGGCGGCAAAAAGTTTCAGAAACCAACAAAAACAAAATTTAAAAAGAACCGTGATAAAGAAAATCAAAATCTTTTTAAATCAAAGCACCACGACAAATCAGTTTATCGTTTAGTAAAACAGGAGAAAGAAGATTATGTCACATAGAGAAGTGCTACTAAAAAGAATAGCAGAATTAGAAAATAAAATAGCTTCCGATTCAATTGAAAAAGAAGTTTTGGAAAAAGAATTGAATGGCCTTAAACTTGCTGAATATGAGGAAGAATGGCGAGAGACCTTGGAACAGCGCCTCCTGCAAGAGGGATGTTAGTTAGTACACACTAACTTATACTGTTGTAAAAAAGCAACAGGGGGTATTGACATTACCCTCTAGCCGTGGTATAATGGTTCTATACTGAAAAACGGCGATTATATTGTGTTTAAAATACTGAAGGAAACAACCGAGTGGATATGTGATTATACCGTTTATAATCATACCTATTTACTTGATCCAAAAAATCGTATTATTGCTTACTATAATGTAAAAGATAAAACGATTCATAAATTAAATTCACCGTATGTAATTGACAAAAAATACCGCAAATTTACGGAAGTCAATCATGTTGGTTTATCTAAATTAATTCCCAAAGATTATAAAGAAGAACGGCAAGAAAATGTTAAGCCTTCTGCTTCTGTTCGTGTATTCAAAGTAAAATCAAAATCTAAAAACAAAATCTACGAAGTATCATTTAATACAATGAGTAAACAAATAAGTTGTGGTTGTACCGGGTATGGTTATAGAAGAACCTGTAGCCATGTGAAAGCTGTTTCTGTTAAACTTGGAGTGTAATTATGAAATTTACTGTATATCAAATCAATTTATCCAATGCTCAATATGAAAACCGTGATTTGCGTGAATTGAGTTTGGACACAATTATGGATCCTACCCCTGAAGCAATTCAAAAGGCTTTTAGTTTGTATGAGAAGGTTGCTGAAATTGAAACCAAGGACTTTGAAGGTGTGTTTGAAGTTGGCAACCTTGGTCCTAAAACAAAACTCGGTGAATCAATTACTCGCTTTTTGCCAATGCATAGTGTATCGGTCGGTGATGTAGTTGTGCGAGAAGATGGTGTGACCAAGTTTGTTGCGCCTTACGGTTTTACTGCTGTTAATATTTAATTGGAGATTTTATAATGGTTCTTAGTTCATTAGATGTTATTCGTGTTGCTAGTCAAATTAATCAAATGACTAATGATGAAATGCGGACTATGGCAGATTTTTTGATGCCATTGACCGCAGAAAAACTTGGTAATTACATTAGTTTTAGTTTACAAGAAAAAGATTTACTCGACATTGAAGTGCAAGATCCTATTTGCTAATATGACAATCATTTACACTCATCAACGATCCAGAAAGCGCAAGCCCACAGCCAAGCAGCGTGAGCTTGCCAGAGAGTGGGAAGAATTGATAACCAAATATGCACCAAAGTCAAAAACACAAGGTGAAAAATTGGCGTTAAATTCTTTACAACCTAAACCGTATCGCCGTGAAACACCACAATATCCATCGCTTAATAGCACCGAATACAATACTTATAAAAAGAATGTTATGCAATACACCGGTGATAAGATGAAAGGTATTGGTACTTTGCATAAATCAAATGCTGTACCAATTTTCACGGATGAAGAAGCGAAGGATCAGGCGAATATGCGTAGGTAAGTGGTCACTAACTTACTACCTGGAAGTGTTGTTTCCATACAACACACCCCCTTGACATTTATGCCCAGCTGTGTTATCCTGGTTATATTGAAATTGAGAGAGGTTATATTATGAAATTATTATCGATTGGCAACCCTAA